GAAGAACTCGTACCTTATATTGAAGCTGATGGTGGATTCCTTCAGTTAGTAGAGATAGAATATGAAACAGGATATGTTAAGGTAAAATTGGGTGGTGCGTGTGAGACATGTGCCATGAGTACAATGACTTTGAAGCAAGGTATAGAACGTAAATTACAGGAAGAGATTCCTGATGTTGTTGGTGTTGTTCAGGTACTATAATGGAACTACCTAAAATAAGAAAAGAAAATTTAACTGATGAGTTGAGAGAGGTTGTTGGTGACACTGATCTTGAGTTCGATTCATTGTTAGAACCAGAGGATGTGATGCTGTTACCTGATAACACTCGTGAATATTTGGATGGTAAATTAGATACAGCAAGGATGTTAGTTGAAGCAAGAATGAAGTTGGAGGAATACCGTACTAAATCACGTTCGGAAACCTTGACAGATATGTAAAGATATGTTATTATAAATACCATCATACAAAGGACTCGAAACTATCGTAACCCTGTGTAGATGTCAAAAGTACCCCATGTCGGGGGTGCTACCATCCGCAGGGTTTTCCCTTGCGAGATACTTTAAAAACAATCATGACTATTAAATCAACAATCGCTGCTGTTGCAGCATCTCCATTCCTTCTCGCTGGTGCAGCTTTTGCTGGTCCATACGTGAATGTAGAATCAAATCTTTCTTATCCTGATGGAGATTATTCATCTGCATCTACCGATATCCATATTGGATATGAGGGAGTTGCTTCTGAAGGTAAGGTTGCTTACTATGTACAAGGTGGTCCTTCACTAGCACATACTGAATCTACTGACGATACAGAAACAGAACTTTCTGGTAAGATTGGTGCTTCTTATGCTCTTGCTGAAGCTACTGATGTATACGGAGAGATCTCTGGTGCTACTAATGGCGAAGACGCTTCTGGCGACACCGTTGTAGATTGGGGTGCTAAGCTTGGTCTTAAGTTCACATTCTAAGTTGAACTGAATATCTAAATAAAGGGTATCTTCGGATACCCTTTTTTATTCTCTAATTAAATATGAATTTTACAGTCTATTCAAAGGATGGTTGTCCTTACTGTTCAAAGATAAAGCATGTGTTATCTGCTAAAGGTTTAAGTTACGTTGATTATAAATTAGGGGTTGACTTTGAAAAGAAAGCATTCTATGATCAGTTCGGTGAAGGCTCAACATTCCCTCAAGTAGTTTTAAATAATGAAAATCTTGGTGGATGTAATGATGCTGTTAAATACCTTCGAGAAAAAAATCTTATCTGATGGAAGAATTCTACGATCTTGTTGAACATGCTATTGATTGTGCTTTTGAAAAGGAGATGTACCTATTCAAATGTTACACTTATCTTAAGCATATCAAAGCAACTCGTAGACAAGTTAGAGAGTTTATTGATTCTAGTACAGCAAAAGAGTTAGCTCTCTTAGTGTATGATCTAGAACAATATATTAAAGGTGGTTCAGACAATGAACACTGCCAACTTAGAGAAGCATATGGTCATTTAGGAAAACCAAGAGCAAGAAAGTTACGAAAGTATCTTCATGGTATACTGAGTGATGCATGGCAATATGAACTGGATCGAAAACCAGGTCGTAAGAAACTCTCTAAATAAAAATAGCTGCGGAGAGAAACTATGGAACCAATCATTATTGCACTGGTTGTTTTAGTTGTTATAGGAGCATTTATCCTTGGGGTAACTGTTTCTTGGTTAGCAAAGGGGTACGTAGAAGACTACGTTGAAAACGCTGCCTATGCTAGAGCAGTTATACATCCTGAAATGATGGATGCTAATGGTAATATAATTCATGACGAATTAATTTACCTACGTAAAGAAACTGAATTAGATGATGACACTGAGGATTAATTATGCCAGCAAAATCAATTGAAAATAGTAATCCTAGATTACTTATTAGTGAGGTCTTGAGAAAGGTCTCTAATGCAAAAACTAAAGCAGAGAAGATTGCTCTACTACAGAAGCATAACTCACAAGCTCTAAGATCTTTATTGATTTGGAACTTTGATGAGAGTGTTATCTCTATGCTCCCTGAAGGTGATGTACCTTACACACCTAATGATGCACCAGTAGGGACTGATCACACTCGTTTGGAACAGGAATACAAAGGGTTCTATCGCTTTGTAAAAGGTGGTCAAGATAGTTTGAAGTCACTTAAGCGTGAGTCAATGTTTGTTCAGTTGCTAGAAGGTTTAGCAGAAGAAGAAGCAGAGTTGTTATGTCTTATTAAAGATGGTAACTTAAACTCAAAGTATAAACGTATTACTAAAGCAGTAGTGACAGAAGCATTCCCACAAATAGAATGGGGTAATAGATCGTGAGTGATGTTCAAGTCTTACATGAAGATTGTGATCCAACACTTGCAAATGATAAAAAATTACCTTATAGTGCTTACATAGTAGAGTATAAAAAAGAAGATCGTATTGCTTACGATATTTCTATGGCAAGTAGTCAAGTACTACTGTTCGATCATTACTATGATAAGTATAAAAAAGACTTCCAAACTTTTAAACAGACTGCAGGTACTATCAATCCAACATTATGGAATCCACCCCAGAAAGCAAAACCACCCAAAAAATCAAAGAAAGGATGAGTGTATACTTTGATGATAAAGTTAAAGTAAGTGCTGAGGAGAAGAAAAAGGTACAAGATATCAAAAGAGGTGCTGAAGCAGTAGCAAATTTAGTTAGACCATTAGTTCTTATGCTAGTATGGAACTGGATAATGCCAGGTCTATTTGGTCTTCCTACCATAGGTTATCTAAAGGCATTTGGTCTTTATATAATGTCTCGCATTTTATTTAATCATGAGGATGTAAATTACGATGAGTAAAGTATCATTGATCTCTGTGACTCCTGACGCAGAGAAAACTATTGGTTATGTTGCTAGGGTATCTAACCCTAAGAATCAGGACAACCCAAAGGTTGCTGGACTATTAAAGTATTGTATTAAACATGGACACTGGAGTGTCTTTGAGCAAGCACACATGACTGTAGAGATTGAAACTACACGTGGTCTTGCTGCACAGATACTAAGACATAGATCATTTACATACCAAGAGTTCTCTCAAAGGTATGCTGATAGTAGTATGCTTGCTAAAGAGATTCCACTACCAGCATTACGCAGACAGGATGATAAGAATAGACAGAATAGTATTGATGATGTAGATCCATTGATGCAACAAGACTTTGAAATTAAAATGCAAAGACATTTCATTGATGGAATGAAATTATATAAAGAGATGCTTGATGCTGGTATTGCTAAGGAGTGTGCAAGATTTGTACTACCTCTTGCTACACCAACTAAATTGTATATGACTGGAAGTATACGTTCGTGGATTCACTACATAGATTTACGTTCTGCACATGGAACCCAAAAGGAACACATGGATATTGCAGAAGCAGTAAGAGGAATATTCATAGAACAATTTCCTATCATTGCTGAAGCATTAGAATATGTACACCCCGAATAACACATACCAGAGATGCCTACTTACGATTTTATTAATACGGAAACAGGTGAGGTTACTGAACACCGTATGTCGATGACTGAACTTGATCAGTTTAAAGAAGATAATCCAAAGTTAGAAAGATACTTTGGAAACCAAGCTACCTCTGCTACCTATGGTAAACCTAAATCTTCTGATGGATTTAAGGAAGTCATGTCTAAAGTACAAGAGGCACATCCACTTGCAAACCTGAGTCGCTTTACATAATGCCAAGAGCAAGAAAGAAAACCAACGGTAATGGTAACGGAAATCCTATCCAGCCAATGTCTAAGAAGATGATGAAGAGGAAGAAACCAATTGATAAGTCATACATGACTGATATCAAACCTCTTACTAACAATCAAACACTTGCGTTTGAGGAGTATAAGAAGGGGAAGAATCTTCTGTTGCATGGTGCTGCTGGTACAGGTAAGACATTTATCATGCTTTACCTAGCACTCCAAGAGGTACTAGATGACACTTCACCTTACGAAAAGATATACATTGTAAGGTCACTAGTACCTACTAGAGAGATTGGTTTTCTTCCTGGCGACCATGAAGATAAGTCATACCTATATCAAATACCTTACAAGAATATGGTGAGGTATATGTTTGGTATGCCTGACGACAATTCATTTGAAATGTTGTATGATAATCTCAGAACACAAGAGACAATAGATTTCTGGAGTACTTCATTCATTAGAGGTACTACATTAGATAATGCTATCGTAATAGTTGATGAGTTTAGTAACTTGAATTTTCATGAATTAGATAGTATAATAACAAGAGTAGGTGAAGACTCTAAGATTATGTTCTGTGGTGACATCACTCAAACAGATCTAACAAGAGAATCGGATAAGTCTGGTATCTCAGACTTCATTCGTATCCTTCAGGAGATGAAGGACTTTACTTGTATAGAGTTTGGATTAGATGACATCGTAAGGTCTGGTCTGGTCAAACAATACTTAATAACAAAATACAATCTTGGTATCTAAATGAGTTTTACCTTCGTTAATGATCCTATCAAACCGATAGATGTTGAACCAATTAATAAGGATGGGATAAGGTTCTACCCAATTCCTGGTGCGGATAAATATTATCCGAGCGTTACCTCAATCACATCGTTTAAGAACGCAGCATTCTTCGCAAGTTGGAGAAAGAAAGTAGGTGAGTTAGAGGCTAATCAAATTACTGCTAGAGCAACACAAAGGGGTACTGCCTTTCATAGTATCACTGAGGATTATATTAAAGATAAATTAAATCTTGAAATATACTTGGAAAATAATCCATTATCTGTTAGAATGTTTCAGTCGGCCAAGACCACTCTTGATCGCATTGATAACATTCACTGCTTGGAGACCTTCCTATACTCACATTACCTTGGACTTGCTGGTCGTGTAGACTGTATCGCAGAGTTTGATGGTGAGTTAGCAGTAATTGATTTTAAAACCTCCACCAAAGAAAAACAAGAGGACTGGGTTGAACATTACTTTGTTCAAGAGACTGCGTACGCAGCAATGTTCCTCGAACGTACAGGTATTGAGGTAAAGAAAATTGTCACACTCATTGCGGTTGAAGATGGGTCTATACAAGTATTTCAGAAGTACAATCTTGATGACTATCTACACCTACTTAAATCCTATATCCAAGAATTTGTTAGGGGAAAAAATGCCTAAAGAAACTGCGGATGATAAGTTTTTAACCCCTACAAAATTCTCAGCAGAGATTGAGAGGTTAGTGCATAAAAGCAACGGTCTTATCACATACATTGAAGCAGTAGTAACTTACTGTCAAGAGAATGAGATTGAAGTTGAAACTGTACCAAAACTTTTATCAAAACCATTGAAAGAAAGATTGAAGCATGAAGCTCAACGTCTTAATTATATGAAGCAAACAACTAAAGGAGTATTACCTTTATGACACAGACTACATTTTTTGAATCAGAACAAGTACAAGAGAATTTAAATGACATATTTAATACTTATCATGAGATAGCTTCAGTTACTAATCAACTTCATAGGATGAGTAAGGAAGAAAGAGTTGAACATATTGATAAGTGTAAGGTATTGATAGACAAACAAAAGAATTTTTATACTAGATTAACTTTAGCATCTAAAGAAGATGCTGAAGCAGCAGACATGAGGACAAGGATTGATGCCTTGTCTCAAGCATTTGGATATGCTAGTCTTATAGACTGCATGGAAGCTATGCTCGATACGTTAGGGAGAGCACAAAAAAGTCAATCTGATTGACATCACCTAAATAGTATGCTACGATCATACAGTAGCATTAATACACTCAATACGGAGAATACGATTATGTCATTTGCTTCACTAAAGAAAGCTGCCTCTACAGGCAACAGTCTTAGTAAACTGACACAAGAAATAGAAAAACTAAACCAACCTCAGACCACAGGTGCTGATGAGCGTCTATGGAAACCTGAGTTGGATAAATCTGGTAACGGTTATGCTGTTATTAGATTCCTTCCTGCTCCAGATGGAGAGGATATGCCTTGGGCAAAGATCTGGTCACACTCTTTCAAGGGTCCTGGTGGTCAGTGGTACATCGAGAACTCTCTTACTACTATTGGTAAGGATGATCCCGTTGGAGAACTGAACAGAGAACTATGGAACAGTGGTCGTGAACAGGATAAAGCAACTGCTAGAGTACAGAAGCGTAAGCTTTCTTACTACTCTAACATCTATGTTGTGTCAGACCCTGCTCATCCAGAGAATGAAGGAAGAGTATTCCTTTATAAGTATGGTAAGAAGATCTTTGACAAGTTGGTCGAAGCAATGCAACCTGCATTTGCTGACGAGACACCACTAGACCCATTCAATTTCTGGAAGGGTGCTGATTTTAAAGTTAAGATCAGAAAGGTAGATGGGTATTGGAACTATGATAAGTCAGAGTTCGCTGCACCTTCTACGTTAGGTGACTTTAGTGATGAAGAATTGGAAGGGATCTGGAAGAAGGGTTATTCCCTAGCAGAGTTTGAAGATGCTAAGAACTTTAAGAGTTATGAGCAACTTAAGGCAAGATTGAATCTTGTTTTAGGTAAGTCTTCACCACGTCCTGCACCTGTTGCAGTTGATGAGAGTGAAGAGGAAGTAGTACCTGCTAACTGGGGTAAAGAAGTGTCAGACTTTAGAGAGAAGGTATCAACTGCCTCTCCAAGTACTGATACTGAGGATACATTGTCATACTTTGCTTCTTTAGCAGAGGAGGACTGATTATAAACTGGCACAAGGAGGACTTAATATCCTTCTTGTGCTGTTATAATAATCATATTAACAGGAGAATTATGAAACTAGCACCATTGTTATTGATACCATTTATGATTGCTGGCAGTGCTCAAGCGTACGAGTCACAACCAGGCTGGTCTTCATCGAGAAAATGTATACGCAAAGAATATAGAGAAGAGTATGTTCCTGGCACAGCAAACAGTCCAGGATATGTTAAGTCATGGCATGATACTATTGA